ATCTCCCTTTATTCATGAACGGGAACAGCTTCAAACTATTCATCAGTTCTCCCAGGACTTTCGCGGCAGCCGAAGAAGATGTTAAAGTTGGGTTCTTGGAACCATCCAAAGTACGGAGCCAAGAGAAGGTATCGGACACCGGCAACTGGTCTTCAAACTCATCTGTTCCGGCTGCCGCAGCGGCAGCGAATGTTGAAGTTTCTGATGCAGCGGAAACAATCCGTGCGGAAACTAATTCTGTCATCTCATCGACGGTCACCTGTCGTTCGTTGCCGTTTTTATCCACAGCTTTAAAGCCAACTATATTATTCAAGTCCATAATGCAAATTTTAAAATTAAAACAAATATTTCACCCATGCAAAATAATTACTGTTCTCAATATAATTCGGATCATCCTCGTTGGAATATACCTCCCTCTCAAATGATACCGTCTTATACGCCCTGCCGGCATCCTTCAACCGTACCGCCATGACCAGCCACTCCACACCATACCAGAGATAGAATGCCAGCCCGGCCAGTACCAGCCACCAGGCGGAAAGGTCAAAACACAACAGTAAGATCCAGATAACTGTACCGGTGGCAACTGCCATCTCAACCCATTGACGGGCGTGGGTACACTCATGGTTTCTCACTTTCTGAGTGATTTTCTCTTCCGGTCGCTTGCTTAAAACAAACGGACCGATTGTTATCGTATGGCAAGAACTGAACGCAAGTAGCACCTTTGCCAGAAGGTTGTTACAATATACCTTTTTCATGTTGTTCCTCCTTTTTATCTAAATAATCATTCAAAGAATCAGCCAGCAGACCGGGCAGCATGGAGGTGGAGCGTCTTATGATATCCACCTCTTCTTCGTCAATCTCGACACCTTCAGCAGTAGATTTGAATATCTTCTCAGCAAGGAGATGCGCCTTCAAGCCCGCTACGTTCTTATATATCCAGTCACCGAAGGCCTCAGTGATGTTACTGGCTATAAGCTTTTCTTTTTTAATCCCATCATAAATAGGGAATTGTGCAAAATTTATTCTCATACTTTATATTTAAATTATCCGCAATAATAATCTATCCATCTGCCTCTTGCATCATATACAAGCATGTGACTGTGCTGTAAAGGAACAAAAGAAGTATTTGTATCTCCATCATTCGCATTCATAAAAGTACCTCCCGTAAGTGTCACCCTTGCCGTATTGTATTTCTTTATGAACAACACCTTCCCAACATACGCATCAGGCATCGTGACAGTTATATCGGACGTGTTGGTAAATGATATTATATCATCATTAGAATTCAGCTTTGTACTGACCGCTACAGCCCTTGCATTCAGCGTAAGCCCACGTATGGACACATAACTGTCATTGTTCGGATGAAGGAAAATGTTACCCCCCTCCACGAACAGAGGAATGCTCAGGGTCTTGATGTGCATCCCGATCATGGCATTCGGACTCTGTATGTCAATTCCGGCATCATACGATATCCCTTCGATTGTGACAAATTTCGTGTTCCCTCCGATTTTTACACGTGCAAATGTCCTTTCGTTATAAAACTCTATCTGTCCGGCGGACAGGTTGAAACCGACATAGGAATCCGTCCCCTCATAAAGAGTTTTTGAGGACAACATGCCGGAATCTATGGAAAACGGACCGATACGTCCTTTATCCGCTGTGATTGTTCCTGTAATCTCTGCATTCTTACATTTGAAATACCCGGTTACGCCGTTGATAAGAAGAGTTTCACCTTTGTCATTAAAAGATTTGAGAACCTTGTCTTTGAACATAAATCCGGCTACATTCGCACCATCGGCAAACAGGGTGTCGGTAGCGATATTCACAAACTTCTGCATAGCTTCCCAGTTCGAATCCCCGTTGACAGATGTGGGTGCAGCTGTAACGGAAGCACCGTAATTCTTTACAAGGAAATTATAATAAACTCCCCCTATCAGATATATGACCTTATCCCGGTAATCCGCATTCCAGACATAAGTCTGTCCTGATGTGAATACACCTCTGTCACGGGGAAACGCACCCGTAGCTCCTGTTGCTCCTATGGAACCATCATTTGCAACACCCACACCCTTCTCGGCCACATAATTGTCATTCCAAGCAGCAGCATCGGAAGCTGATTTATAAGCCCGGACGGCAAACTGGGTGTATCCGGCTGTCGCAGGTACGGATATCTGGCTGTTCAGTGTCGCACCTACATGAGCCAGCCAACTTCCGTTGTATTTGCGGGCTGCCAGATAAAGCGTGCTGCACGTGCTTACATTGCCTGCCACATTCTGTTTGCAAGTGACAAGGAATGCAGACGGGGACGGCGTGCCCGTACTGGTGAAGTTAATCACGCTGACAGGACTGTCCAGCCAGTAGGATGCCGACGGTCCGACGGGGGCAACCATCTCCTGCCAGTCCGCATGTACCATCCGGTTCGCAGATCTGCCGGCGAGGATATATCCGCCATCCTTTTTGCGACGATAACTGCCATTCTTGAACCTTGCGATCCTGATGGGAGGATTGGATGTTTTCACCTTGCTTAAGTAAGATCCTCCGGCAAACGATACTGTGCTGTTTTTCGCATACGGAGTGTTGGCGGACTCCCAATGACCTGCGGCTGTGATGCTCTCACCATCCTTTCCGTCACTGCCGTCCACAACCATCGGGACAGTCTCGACATCAACCGCCTGACCGTTCACGTAGAACACGAACTTCAAGCTACTGGTAAAATTACCGGAAGCCACCCCGACACCATCACCGATGGGAACCTCGGCCGCACCGTCACGACTGTACTTTAACTCCCCGTCCGTTGTGGCCGTAGTGACCGCACCGACTGTCTTCATACGCCGACAGGATACCGAAGCCACACTGTAACCGCCGTTCTTGTTCTTGCTGACCATCGTGGCCGAAGTGACAAGGCTATAAATTACCGCATCGGAACCGTCCGCCCCGCCACGGACACCGGTTATCTTGAAAGTCAGTTCACGGGTATAGAGCTGCCCGTTCTTCATTGCAGCCAATGTGATGGTGACCGTATTCTGTTCCGGAACCGACTTTCCGGCAGCGACGGATATCGCCACCGCTCCGGTGGCCTTGCTTGTGCTTGCCGTGAAACCGGCAGGCGTGCTGACTGTCAAAGATTCAAGGGTGAGTTTCTCGGTACCGTACCACATGGACACATGGGTAGTCCATGACTGTGCGGAAGTAGTAACGCCGGTACTGGTAAGAGCGACGCTCACCATCTCATTGTCAAGGTCGGCCATGACATTCGACTCCCCGTCCTTACTCCAACGGTGCACAGGGGCCGGAGTGCTCCATTCACTCCATACTCCATCACGCTTCACACGTTTGCACGCCCATTCCACCTGATGGTCGGCATCCACGCCAAGAAAATCATCTGTCCAGCCTTCCGGTATATAATCATCCTGCTGCTTCGATTCCGGCTTGTCAGGGGTAAGGCCGATGATGTTGGTACGGGTGTAGATCCACTCGTAACCTTTGCCGTCCTTACCGTCAGTTCCGTCTTTGACCATGACCATCCACAAACCATTCCGGTATATGTAAGTACAATGGTCAGCCGTATTTCGGTAGCTGTCACCCTCCTTGGGATTGGACGGATGGGATGCGAACTCACCTAGAAAGGTGATGCTCTCACCTTTAAGTTCACGACCGTCCAGCAGTATCTCCCAATCTTCATGCACGGTCCAGTCGGCTGACTTCCCGGCAAGGATATAACCGCTATCCTTTTTGCGACGATAACTGCCATTCTTGAACCTTGCGATCCTGATGGGAGGATTGGATGTTTTCACCTTGGAGATAAAAACACAGCCCGCCAAAGTGACCATGGTATTGACCTCGTATGGGGTCTTAGAGGATTCCCAATGACCGCCACCTATTACAGACAGACCCGGATCACCCTTGTCACCTTTGGCGGCTGATACAAGCCAGTCCGGATTGTTTTCGGATGGCTCGGAAGTAGTGCCCTTGTCATTGACGCACAACCATGTGGAACCGTTATGGGGCACACGGGAATAATACGCATACTTCCTGCCCGGCTCCCAGCTAGGGAAGTCGATAGGAACGCGGACTGTGTTACCGGTAATTTCATCAATTTGAAAAATCAATCCCGTCATGATGATATCCTGCAATACCGCCGAAAACCTGTCGCAGTTGATCCCGTTGATGGTCATGCCCTTCTTCTTGCCGAACCAGCTCTTCATCTGTGCCGGCTCCGGGTCCCAGGTGTTGGCATTGTCAACAAGGGTGATGCAGCAGTTGCCATCACGCACGTCTATGATGATATAGGTCTGACGCTCCTTGTCGGTGAAGTTGCCCGTCTGTCCGAGACGCATCTCGTTATGGGGGACGAACTCATATCCGGGACGAGGAACCATCACGAATGTCTTCTCATTGTAATCTGCGGAAGTGATACGGTACTGTACCTTTCTGAAACCAATAAAGTCACCGGTAGTGACGCTTTTGTCATGCCAGAAGCCCAGGAGGATATCGTCCGGCTTTTGCCCCAGCGGCACACCATCCTCCAGATCGGGGGTGATAGTATAGCTGCCGTCACTATTGGCGACAAAGCTTTTTATCTTCAGCCCTCCGCCGGGGCTGATGGTATTATATCCCTCAAAATAGGTCTGACGGTTGAAACGAAGTTCGGGAACACTCAGGGAGCTACGCAGGACCAGAGCCTCCAGCTCGGCACGGGCGTCCTCACCGATATAACCGCCTTTAACACCAGTGAAAAAGTCACCGAAAGTAAGACTTTTACCTATTTTCGCCCCACCCAGCAAAGAAAGCAGATAATCAGTAGAATCCGGCTTATCCTTATGAATAAACATATCATCCAACTCACTTTTGTCAGACAAGGCATCAATCATGGCCAACAACAAAGAACCGACACGCAATGCCGTATTCGCTCCGGCATTACGCTCATCTCTTATCTGCTCCGCCAGTTTTTTTAATGTGTCTTTAATATCCGCCATTTACTTTTTTATTCCAAAGAAACAACAAAGCCCAAAACCGTAAAAAGACATTATTTCTTTTTATGACGCCCCCACAAATGTGAGCGCATGGAGGTACTGCGCTTGTGATTCGCCTCTTCAACCTTCTCCACGAGCAGACCACAGAACTCCTCACCATACATATATGCCATCTGCTCTTTCAAGACCATGACCGAAGCAAAATAGGCTCGTGAGAACCATTCACGGGGAGTTCGCGGCCAACCTTCTGTAACCTTGCCAGACTTTTGCTCGCGTACCCGTTCCTTTCTATTTGACCAGTCCAAAAACTCAAGATTGCCACCATTGCCATGCTTGTACCCACGCCCGGTACCGCAATCCTGATAAATGCCATACTCCAAGAATTTATGCTGAATGTTAGCCAAGCCTTGTGTGGACGATGCCACATTGCCCGTGATATCATTGTGCAAGTATGCAGTATCATATACTTGCAAGCGCACAATTTTCTCACGCCAAATGGTTATCATCATCTCTTGCCACGCATCGATGTATTTTCTACGGTCTTCATCTGTGGCCGCCGGACGCTTCTCATTCCTCCCACTCATCACTGTCATAAATTAGAGATACCGGTTCAGAAACATCAACCATAAAATACAGACCCGTACATCCGGAAATAAAGTATTCACCCAGTTCACGTGAATACACATTATCCGTATTCAGGTACACCAGTTCGTTATCCAGATTCTCACGGTCAACCAGCATCCTGCTGTGCACCTGGCGGAACAGTTGCCGGCACACCTCCAGTGCCGCCTGGCGTTCCACCATATCACTGATACGATACCGCATCATGAGAAACACGGTAAAAGTACGCTTTTTAAAATATCCTCCGGAACGCTTCTCGGTCACTCCGTCATTCGTATCATCTACCGCGAAAAAAGCAGATTCGCGCCGAAGGTTCTGAAGAACCTCTTCAAGCGAGTTTATGCCGGAACAGACACACGGATAAAAAGCGTGCGCCTTGGCCAATTTGTTTTTTTTGCACATTCCTTTAAAATAGGACAGCGCATCGAATAAATTATTTGCATCCATATCTCTGTTGTAACTCCTGTGCCTCGCGGGCCTTCTCGTTCAGTTCGGTCAACGCCCGCCAGCAATCCATCTGCAATACTTCTCTCTCTTTAGTGATATCCCCGCCTGTCAATGCCCGGATCTCCGCATTGACGAGCTCAAGCATATTGAGGGTTCCACCCTCCAGCCGCTCCGGAGGACGGAACAGATAGGGAAAACATTTTGTAAAATGATTCTTAACCGATGCAATCCACAAGAACACGGACAGCAGTTCTTCTTCTGAAGGATTGAACCGGCGGGGATGCCGCCCTTGCCGGTCCACGTACAACAAAATTGCCATGGAACGCAGAAGAGCGTTATCACGCGTGTGTAAAAAGCCTTGATAATAATTCTCAATACTGACATACTCCTTAAACGGAACATCATGCAACCGGGCATCCACCGACCGGAACCTGCCGATCCGCCACAAGCAGAAAGGCGTGTCACCCGGACGCTCGATAAAGTCCAGCGTGTGCAGGAAAGACTGTACCTGCCACGAATGAATAAAGAACCGGACCTTTTTCCGTCCGTTGCGAACAGAACAAACCCACCCGTCCTCCTGTCCGCTCAATACAGTGATCCCCAGCAGCCGGACAAAGATGTATGTCTTTGCCGTGACCGGATCGAAACGGGTCATGACATAACACACATAGCGCAACTGCCATTGCTCCAGCTTGTGCCACGCATCCGGCAGATGGAAGTTGATCAACCTATCCCCAAAAGTAGCAGGTGTCTTCTTTTTCATTTTTGTAGTATTCAAAATGTTTTACCTTATACGCATCGCTATCCTTATACGCCGGAAAATCGTCCGGACATCTCTCCAGCAGGTTAACCACATCCGCCAGTTCCACACGGAATGCCGGCAACTGCTTGTTGATCCAAAAACCTATCGCCCTACGGAGCGCACAAACCAACGGTATCTCGGCTTCAGCCAGTGACTTATACCGGATTTGTTCAAGCAAATGATCAAATAAAACTGCGGATATCTCGCGCCGGATATATTCTTCTGCCTCGCTGATTTGCGGACGAAGTTCGAGCAGATCAGTACGGATGGCTGCCGGTCGGCCTGCAAAATCACGCACATGGGCACCGGTATAGTAAAGGGAACTGATCACCAACCGGGCACAAACTGAGGAAGACCAAGCGTCATCACCAGTCATGCCCTCAATAATACAGTCCAGCGCATAATCCGCCTCACGCTGTATCTGCACGCGCAACGATTCAACCCGATCACGTGATGCCGGAGATATATTCTGGTTATTGACAATACCGAACCCCGTATCCGTCAGTATCAGATCCAGCCCCGGGATCGCCTGATAAAACGCATCAAGACAGATATAACGGCACACCTCTTCTTTAACGGGCAGCGTATCCACATCCGTATCACTCCCCAGCACCGTGCCGAAGAGCTTATGTTCAGCCTGTTCAAACCGATCTTGTATCGCATCAAACACATATACGTTTGCCGAAGCGGCCGCAAAAACGACCTTCTCAAAAGTCTGTTTATCAATTATCATCTTCATCGTTATTATGGTTTATCCGGTTAGCTGTCGTCTTTTTGGCATCGGTATTCTGATCCAGTGTCGTGAGCAGGATCATCGGCACATCCGGATAGACCTTCTCACCCCATCCGTTGTAATGAATCACCACATTATGCGGCGTGTACATCAGATCATGAAAGGCAATCTCAAGCGACTGCTTGAGAGTAAACAGCTCGCGCTTGTCAGATCCGGAGTTATTGGACTGTGACTTGCCCGGAGTGGCCCCCACCAGATTGGGATGAATATTATCACCATAACAGGTAATATTGGATGCCTCTTGAATGTCTTCAGACCAGTCGCCACCCTCTTTAGTCGTATCAATCACATTGATACGCACCATACGGTTCTCCTTACCGTTAGGATCGATGTAATAACCGGTAATCCAGACCTTGCCGGAATTCTCGATGCCGGACACAAAATTTTTAATATTCTCTTTTTCTTTCTTAATGCGCTCCAGCTGCTTTACAGGCTCGGTTATGTGCTCTTCAGCCAACAGATTGGACCAAAAATCCTTGTGGACTTCAACCTGGTACTTAACCGTCGCATGATTCTTCAGCTTGGCTTTTTTCCCCTTACCAATCAACCGCTTGATGTCAAACCAGTCGCCTCGAAAAATAGAAGTATAGTTGGGTAACGGATAGTATCGGCAGCCGGGTGTCGGAAAACGGACCAGAATAGCAAACTTGCGGTCTTTAGTGGGTATGGACTTTTTTCCGTCCTTGCCGGGTTCACGTCCCATCCGAACCTCCAGATCACCCAACGGGTCTTTTTCGTCAAGCAACGGCAGCACCTCGATCTCATCCTCACGCAAGGCCGACTTCCGGAAGTTGCCATAGAAAACATGATTGATACGCCCCTTATCATCCGCCTTTTCAAACCGGCAATAACAGGCCTCCTTGTGCCGGAGCCTGACAATCCGGGAACCGTCAACAGACAGTATGATCACCGACACACAGAAAAAATAATACTTCATATCTGTCGCCTGTTCAAGCATGAAGGAAGGTATACTGTTATGCAGCATCCATTTTTTAATTTCCTTATCAACAGTCGGTCTGCCCGTATCATAGTCATTATACTTCTGTCCGGCACCGTAACAAGTAAGCACATTGAACAACTTGTTCTGAGACATCACCTCGTCAACCCCTATCAACCTAATCAGTTCATACGGCAGCCTGTTGTCAGCGCCCCAGTTCACGTATTTATAACCTTTCGCCCCCGGCAACGTCGTCGAGGAAACATCTTCGCCATCCTCGTCAAAAACCGCCGAACTGTCCTCGACCGTCTCCATGGACGCCTGCACGCCGGATTTGCCTACCTCAAACACACCTGAAGGGATATACTCCAGCCGCACCCTGTTATTTGTCTTATTTTTCATAAATAAACCTCCATACCATTAATTGAAAACAATGTGATATCACGCAACCTGCGCGGCAGTCCGGAATTGGGACACTTGACCAGATGCGTGCCTCCCCGCCAATGGGAACCGATACAGACTACCCCCTTGTACTCAATGATGTCACCTGTGGACAGTTTCCAGACACGCAAATCAACCGGCTGTCCGGATTCCAGCAGCCGAATGGCATCAAGCCTATGTATTACCTTTATGCCCATATCACTCAAACGTATAATCAAATGTATTATCGAACACACGTCCGGCACGCGGCAACTGCAAGATATTGTGATTACGCTGCGCATACCGATAAGAGAATGTAAAGAACGGCAAATGATCCGGATCGTTGCTGCGCTTCGATTCCGACTCGGTGATGGTAACCTCCTTGCCCACTGTCGTACCGTCCAGCAGATAAATCTCTTTAGACCGGAACAAATCATCAAGCCACAACGCCATCTCATGTGTCAACACACCCGTATTGGCCTTGAACACCTTGGTCTCATCAATCCGATAATTACGGAACATGCCATTAGTGTAAGCGGTGGACCGGACGTATTCCGGCTCCAACGCATGAGTTCCAGTACAGTAAACCGTCTCCTGGCACCCGAAAGAATTGGTGAACAACAGAACCGGAGCGACATCGGGCGCATCAGGATCGAGTGAGAAAGTCTGCGTCCGTACTCCGGCATGAATAATATAGCGCACCAGCTCGAAGCCCGGTTTGACCAACAATTCGGGAGAAACTTCTACCGTAACGATCTTGTCCGTATCTGTCACCTGCCGCAAACTCACCTCACGGGTAGACAAACCGTCTTCGTCCCGGTAATAGACACAGGTAGCAGTCACAGGACATGCCTCAGTCGTGACCAGATGCACGAACTCCTTGCGCCCTATCGCCGTAATCTTCTCTCCCATCAGCGTGGACAAAAAATAGCCCGCCATAAAATCCGCAGCCGGCATGGAGGACTCCGCAGCACAGAACTGCACCGTAAAGTTTTTATTCTGTTCGGATGATCCGTCCGTTATCCGATAACTGCACCGTTCTATCAGGTTTGTTGCCAAATACGGTTCAATCAAGCCCTGCAAATCATTGATGGTTATCCGGCCGGAAGCATCCGGAATGTAAGTTTCGGACAGAATCTCTTTTTCTCCGACTGTCAATGAGAGAACAGCCTTATTCTGATCCGTAGCGAACACCAGCTCGTTCAGTCCGGAACTGAAGGCATAGGCCGGGATATCCTTTACTAAAACTATCATATAACCTTTTTTATTTCAAAAATAAGGCAAATACCACAACCTATAAAAGACAAGGACACCCTGTCTTGCAACAGAATGCCCTCTATGTAAAATGTATAAAAAATGTTTCTTATCGACGCATCATCATCCATTTGGGACGATTGTCACTGTCTACATGGATGTGATAGCCCGTATCACGCATCGTAGATGCAATATCATTCAAGGACAACTCCACCATATCAGACAAATCATCTTGAATATCTTGTGTGCTTTTCAACAACACACCATCACCATCGGGCTGATCAGCCGGAAGAAACGCCATCAGATATTCAATCAATACATATTCCTCTACACGAGATTGATTGGGAGTAGAATTATTTTTCATGATCCACCTCCTTTTTTACATACTCATTAAGGAACAGAGATAACCGGACCAGCTCCTCACGGCTGAGATTTATTTCATCATCACTTTTTGGTTTATATATCTGGTAACTCACCGTTTCATGATGTTCGCTACCAGTTTCAATCACTTTGGATATTATAAATTCATCTTTCATTTCATACCTCCTTCCAGCATTTTCGGGTCTGAAGCTTCACAGAAGCGGAACTCTCCACGTACAGGATAAATATAAACTATAAAAACTGTATTAAATTGATTCTTATCGGGATAAACTGAGATCTGTATGTGATTACCTCTTAAAACATCCACACGAAGCGGTTTGGTTCTTGGAAACTCTTCATCCAACATGGACGCTTTGGCACGAACACTCTCAATAAAGGCATCACGTGACAGTTCATCAGGAATCAAGACATGAGCGAAAGTGGAAATCCACTTGTTCATAGCCCTGCCTTTATTGTTGACAGACTGGTAAGTTTTGGGTTCATCAATAAAGAATTTCATCGTAGACCTCCTTTCTTGCATATTCCGGCGGATACCCGTTCAGCATTTCCGGTGATATCCGTTCAGTCCCCAGTTAGTATTCAGTGTTGTTG